TGAAAGTCAAAAAGGTCAGTGCTAGTCACAAATTCCTCGATGTCGTCTATTTCATAAGATTTCTTCAGAGAATATCCTAAACTTGGTTTCTTGTCATCTCTATTTTTTGCAAACTTCTTGCCAAGATAACCTGTTTCAGCTAGTGCGCCTTTTGCTTTTAAAGTGAGAGAAATCTTAATCTTGTTTCTTGCTCCCATTTCAAGCCTGTGTTCCCTTGAATTTCGTAAGTCAACTTCTTCTCTCTGATCATAATTTTTTAACTCATAAGAACTGTAGGTCGATTCTGCATCTGTTGGCTCATACACATCTTTGACAGAAGACCAAAATTCTCCTATTGGAGAATCTGTGTTGATTCTGCCGTCCAATTCGAAACTGTCACCAGGTTCTATGCAACAAAAAGGAATGGGAAGTCTTTTCTTATCGGTGTGAGATCTTGTTGTCAAAGAATCTGTCAAATTTTCATATGAGCTCAAAGCTTCTATATCTTCTCTCAATCCAGTTTTCTGCTCATAGCAATCTTTAATCTTTGTCTTTACTGATTCTGTTGATATCTTTATGAGATCAGTGTATACTTTGAAACTAGTGGTTTCCAATTTGTAATCATTTTCACTCAGATGTTCCGACCATCTTTTCCAGTCCTCTTTCTCAATGTTAAGGAATGTTTTTGGATGATCCTCAGTTACTCCTTTCATAGAGAAATGTAGACTTTTCTCTAAATCTCCAAAACTCCTGGATGTTATAAAGCCTAGAAGACTGGCTTTCATCTGAATTTGTCTCCCAATAGCATACAACTTGATGAGTAACTCAGCTTCTTCTGTGGACAATTCGAAATTTGAACAGGTTTCCATCGGTCCAACGGATAGAACGTAATATTTTAGACCCCTATCAGAACACAGCTTTGAATACTTCTTCTTTTTTGATTCAAAAGCTGTTTTTGCTCCCAAAGCTGAAGTCCCTAGCTCAAAACAATAAGTCTGAGTCAAAAAATCAGGAGTTTTATTATCTTGCACGCTGTATTGTCTGCTTAGGACAGAACTAAGCTTCCTAGGTTGTTCAGTAGTAAAAGCTCCTAGCACCAAATCGTGAGGTAGCCTGTCCATCTCAAAGTGAGAAAATCGAGAACCTCGAGTGCTCAGATATGTTGACAGAGAATGATTAGCAAAAGATGAAACTTCATCAATGATATCTTCTTTGCTTTCCACCAGGAATGTGTCACCATCTCGGCTAACTTCAACTGAAGTTTCAACGCCATCTTGAGATTGATAAATCAGAGGATTTCTAAACAAGTCTTTTCCGGTAAGGATGATTGTATTCATGTTTTCTTT